ATATGATATCTTTACAGTAAACGGAACTAATGACTATGAATTCTTTGCAATTACTATTGATAGAAGAAACTATAAGGAGCAAATGAACCCAGGAAACTGGACACTGAAATTAACATCTGGTTCTATGAATGTTCAATTATGCGATGATAGTAGTACTTCAACATCAACTACTCAAGGTGGAAAGAAGGTATATAATATTGTTAGTGGTTCTGATTCTGCTATTCATAATTCAACACATATTTATGGGTTATTCTATCCAGAAGCAGCAACAATGATACTTTCTAAGAGAATATTATTTGCAGGAACACATAACCCAGCTGGGTCAACATTTACAAAAGGCTTCTTTACTTCATCTGCAAATGCAAATCAAGAACATGCAGATAGATTCTATGACTTAATGCACTCTGCTTCTCTGTTTACTGCAAGAAGCCAAGAGGACATTACTTCTGCTCATTACTTCTGTAGAATTAAGAATGGTGATTATAATTTTAGTACAAATCCAACATTTACATTTACTGGTTCTGGTCAATTAAGGCATTCAACAATGGTAAGAGACCCACAAGTATATGTGACTACTGTAGGTATGTATAATGATGAAAATGAATTGGTAGCTACTGCAAAATTAAGCAAACCATTATTGAAAAACTTTACAAGAGAGGCTCTGATAAAGGTTAAATTAGAATTCTAAAGGAGATAGATAATGTCAATTACTTATAAGGATTTACTTCCTGATGACATCTCCATTCAAGACTTCAAAAGCCACAAAGAGTGGAACATTCATTGGCAAAGTACATCGTCTTACGGAGTCACTCAACAGTGGGCTAAAAAGCATAACGGGTACGGTGCATATTATAGTGCTAGCCAATTCTTTGGAAATAATGAATCTGGCCAAGCATCAACTGGTAGTTCAACTACGGGACCTATTTACGATAAATTATTATACTCAAGTCTATTGCAAACGTTTTATATGACTAGCTCAGTTAGTGAGTCATATGTTGCAAAATCTTCTGGCGGGCCATTTGACGGTAATGGTTCAAGTCACACAAGCCAGAATGCTCTCGAATATCTTTCAACAAGAGATACAAATAGATTTTATGATATGGGTGCAACTGCTTTAACAATGTCTGTATTTCAAATTCCATCAAACATTATAGGTGAAGGCATAAAGCCAGGCTCACTTACAATATCACACTCAGCTGGAACTGCTTATGGTGTAGTTGATGATGGCAAAGGAAATCTTATAAGAGGTACTGGTGGTGGTGATGCGCAATATGGAAATATATTTTATAAGTCAGGAATTATAGTTTTCACAACTCCAGGTACAGAAACAAATCTACTATATGGTCCAGCATGGGAAGCTGCAAATGGCTGGAGAAATATAAATTTCAAAAGTACATTAACAATGACAGAACACGAGTATTATTGTACAATACAAGATGGTGAATACAACCAGTCCACAAATCCAACAATACTTAGTGGTTCAAACAACGGAACAGCTGCAGGAGCAGAAGGTACTGGTAGCTATATTCTAAAAAGTTTCACAACAAGTAGTGCATTTGCACCTTATGCAACTTGCGTAGGTCTATATAATGATAGAGGTGAGTTATGTGCAACAGGCAAATTAGCAAGACCGCTAAGAATCTCAGACCAATATGATATTAGTATAGTTGTAAGATTCGACGCATAAAAAAATAAAGGGAGGTCACTAGATGGCTAAACAAAATATTGATAAAACACCACCTAAGGGTAGTGTAAGGTTTTCACTTTCTCTTTCATCAGAACAAAAGAAGGCAAAGACAGAAATTCTTAAGAACCCATTTAATTTTATAGTAGGAAAAGCTGGTAGCGGTAAAACACTATTAGCAGTTCAAGTTGCTTTAGACCAATTTTTCAAAAGACAATACAATAAAATTATTATAACAAGGCCAACTATTTCTACAGAAGATAATGGATTTTTACCAGGCTCAGAAAGAGAAAAAATGGAGCCTTGGTTAGTTCCAATTAGAAGTAATATGAGAAAGGTTTACAATAAGCCTATGGTATTAGAAAAAATGGAAACTAGCGAACAAATAGAATTAGTATCACTTGCTCACTTTAGAGGTAGAACATTTGATAATTCTATTGTAATTGTAGATGAATTTCAAAATTTAACAAGGTCACAATTAGCTATGGCAATTGGAAGATTAGGTAAGGACTCCAAAATGATATTTTGTGGAGACTCATATCAAATAGACCTAAAAGACAAAAATTATTCAGCATATCATGATATGGCAAAACTTGTAAACTCTGACTATGTATTTAAGTGTGTATTAAATGATAGTCATAGACATGATGCTATAGATGATTTATTAGAATTATTAAATGGTTATCATTAATATGGCAAATAAAAGTAAAAGAAAAGAAGCAATAGCAAACGGTTATAAAAGTGGTTTCGAGTTTGAAACTGCTAAGATGCTAAAAAGAAAGAAAGTTAAATTTAAGTATGAATCAGAAAAAGTTTCATTTGTAGTTCCTGCTAAGTCAAGGACATATACACCAGACTTTTTTTTATCTAATGGTATTATTATTGAAACAAAAGGTAGGTGGACACTAGAGGATAGAAAGAAGCATCTGTTAATTAAGGAGCAAAATCCTAACCTTGATATACGTATAGTATTTCAAAATGAAAACCAAAAGATAAGAAAAGGTAGTAAAACAACTTATGCTGATTTTTGTAATAAGCATGGCATTTTATTTGCTAGTAAAGAAATTCCTGAAGATTGGTTAAAATAAATTTAAGTAATTCATAAAAATTTATTATATTAGGTACTATGTCAAATATTCGAATAATAAGTTTACTTGAAGGTGTTTTAGGAAAGGGTAGAATAAATAATGATGAGGTCTCATTTAATTGTCCCTACTGTAATCACCATAAAAAGAAATTAAGTATAAATATAATAAGCCAAAAGTGGCAGTGTTGGGTATGCGGTAAAAAAGGCAGAAAAATATACTCAATTTTTAAGAAAGTAAACGCAACACCAGATAAAATAAAGAAATACTATGACCTGGTAGGAGATGCAATACCAACAGAAAGCAAAACAGCATCAAAGGTTTTTGGCCTACCAAATGAATTTATACCAATATTAGAAGGTAATAGAAATAGCCCAGACTTTAGAAATGCATTTAGATATATAATGAAAAGAGGTTTTTCTAAATACGATATATTGAGATATAACTTAGGCTATTGCGAGGACGGACTATATTCAGGAATGATTATTATTCCTAGTTATAGCGATGAAGGTGAGTTAAACTATTTTACAGGTAGGTCATTCTATGACACACAATTTAAGCATAAAAACCCACAGGTGTCAAAAGATATTATAGGATTTGATTTGTTAATAGACTGGAAAAAGCCAATAACAATAGTAGAAGGCCCTATTGACGCAATGACTGTTGACAACAATTCTATACCACTTTTTGGTAAGCTAATATCAAATGAGCTTAAAAAGAAGATAGTTAAAAATAGAGTTAAGAGGATAAACATTGTATTAGATGATGACGCCAAGACAGATGCAATAAGGCATGCTGAATACTTTATGGGATATGGCATAGATGTACACGTTATTGATATGCCAGGAAAGGACCCTAATGAGCTAGGTAGAATTGCTATAAATAAGATTATAGAGGAGTCAACACCTCTTTCTTTTGAGAGAATTATGGAGTATAAATTATATGAAAATTAATGTAGGTTTTGATAAGCTAGAAAGTATATTACACATAGCAGATATTCACATAAGAAACTATCAAAGGCACAAAGAGTATAGGCACGTATTTAGAAGATTATATAAAGCAGTATCTGAGCTACCAGAAAATGCTATAGTATACGTAGGTGGAGATATTGTACACAATAAGACAGATATATCACCAGAACTTATTGACCTAACATCAGAGTTTTTTAAGAAATTAGCAGATAAAAGACATACAATTGTAATAACTGGTAATCATGATACAAATTTGAATAATAGTAGTAGAATGGATTCATTATCTCCAATA